CCACGAACTGCGCCTCAAGCTCCTTCTTCAAGGTGGCGTAGCCGAAGCTGCGCTGCGAGCAGTAAGACTTGAGTAAGCGTTCTTCAATGAAGAAGTCCGAGTAGCCTGCGGCCACGCCGTGTTCAATACGCCCCATCACCTGAGTGCGGGTAGTGTTGCGGTCAACCGCAGCGTCGTTGCCCAAGTGAGCCAATGGACCCGCCTTCTCGCCGTAGTGGACGATGACGAAGTGTCCGTAGTTCTCCTGCACGTACTCGTTGAGGACGTCCTCCGCCTTGCGTTTACCGCCACTAATAGCGAGACGGTGCGCGGCAATGCGAACACCAAAGCTGTCCATGATCGGCTGCAAGGGGATGTCTGCGATGCCAGCGTGGTTCTTCCCGAAGATGATGCCAGCGGCAATCGCTGCGCCCACACCAGACATCCAGAAACGCTCGTCGTTGGGTGCCTTGTACTCTTCGTACATGTGGCGCACCGTCTTCTTGACCAGCACCTCAAGGTCTTTGATGTTGTTGACCATGAAGCGAACCAGCACGTCACCGGCCACCGCGTAGTTGTCTTGCAAAGACTTAATGATCTCGATCTCGTCAGCGGTCCACGACAGCTTCTCGTCCATGATGTACTCGATCAAGCGACGCAGTTCACCTTCTGAGGAGTGGTTGCGTGCGCCAGTCATGTAGTCCACGGCGTGAGTGTTTGAAGACATGATGGCCATCGCTGACCAAGTAGACAGGTTCAAGCGCTCTTTGTTCGAGCCTGACTCCATACGTTCTTTGCCGCGCCCCTCGCTCATACTAAGCAGGAAAGAAGGGAACCACTCGAAGCCTTCACGGTTCTTGGATGTGATCTCGTCCGTAATCAGGGGCGTGCTGTGCAGCAGACCCAAGCGTTGTTGCATAGCAACAGGAGAAGTGCCAGCGCCCGTGCGGTAGTGGATGGGGTGACCCCAGATGGATGCTGCACCGTCCAACGCCAATGTCTTACCCGTACCTGACTCGGTCGAAGCACAGTGAACCGTCATACCGTGCAGGCCAGTGAAGCGCATCAGCGGTGAGCCAGCGCTTGCCAAGATAACCGCGAGGTGATCCCACATCTTCTTGGCCACCAGCATGTTGATGAACTTGCGCCATGCTTCTAGCGTACCGGTAGGCTGCGTGTTCATGACGATGTTCTCAAGGCCAGCCATTGGAACCTTGATGGGTTCCTGACCAGCTTTATAGACCGCACCAGCGAACACGAAGCTGTCGTCGTCTTGCCAGCCGTAGCTTGCAGGAACAGCGATTGGAGCCTTCTCCGTGGACATTTTCTCCACGGCTGCGCGGATATAGCCGAACAAGTTTTCGTCGTTGCCACGACCAAAAGACGCAATGATGTTTTGTCCTGCCAGTTGTTTCATGGTGTCGTCTTTGCTGACGACGGCTTTTTGTGGGAGCGTCACTGTCTGTGGTCCTGTTGGGCGCAGTGCCAGCATGTGAATGGTGTGCTCGCCGTTGGTGTTGAGAATGTCCACAGGGAACAAGTCGTAGGGCAGCAGCATGACCTGTCTGACCACTTTGCTGCCGTTGGCGTCTTCGTCTTCCTTCTCCATGAACACACCACCGCGCTGGCCAAAGGCGTAGCCACGTGGCGCTTCGGGGCGTCGGACATCTTCCTTCTTGCCCGGTGCGGACTCGACCTCGATGACGACTTCTTCTGTGACGACAGCCGTCTCACGTCCGAGAATCAGGGGGTTGGTAATCTTGCCCCAGTGCTTGCATCCAACACAGACGCCGGGGTTCTCCGAGTCCATCTTCGTGCAAGGGTACGGGCCTTTGATCTCGGCCAGCTTCTGGTTCATGCGCTCGGTGTCGTATGGGTGCAAGCCACTCAACCATGTGGCAGCTTTCAAGCCGTCTTCGCACTTCTGTGCGTAGCTCAACAGGCCGCGCCAGAGCGGCTCCATGCCGTCGTCCGATGCGTTCTCTACGTAGTGGCGCAGTTGCTCGCAACCTTCGCCAGCCTTGGTCTTCTTGTAGATGATGCCGAACTTAGTCACGCTGTTCTCAAACAACTTGACCGTCGTAGCTGACAGCTCTTGGGATGGGCGTTGGCCGGGCAGGTTCAGGCTAGGCGCGGGTAGGTTCTTTGCCTCGTAGGGCGTGCCAACCAGCTCCCGCTCCAGCACAGCGCGGATGTCGTCCAGCTCGAAGATGTCGCCTTGGTTCTTGAACGTGACATGGGTCAGTTCGCGCACCTTGTTCTTGCCCTTGACGCCGTTGTTCACGGTGGCCGGTACACGCAAGACACGTGACGCATCGCCCGTTACTGTTGGGTCAATCTGCAAGCCCTTCTGAAAGCACAGGCGCTTGAACGCTTCGGCCACAGGCTTCCAATCCTCGATGAAGACGGCTTCCTTGAGCGGCCAGTATGCGTGTACTCCGCCGCCTGATGCCACCAACCAAGGGCTGCCCAGTGCTGCCAGTCCAGACTCTTCCGAGAACTTGACGATAGCGTTGGCCGCTGCCTTGGGCGAAGGGTAGGCTTTCTGTTTGATGACACCGTCAGCATCGGCGATGTCCTTGGGGTGGTTGCAGTCCACGTCCACAGCGATGACTTTGCACATGTGGACATTTGAGGCTACGCGTGAGCCTGCTTCTCCGAACGTACCCAGACCGAAGTAGATGTCGTATCCGAGCTTGTTCCATTTGTCGATTGTGGGTTGCGCCTCCCCAAGCGTCCCCACATAGACGTGCTCCTTCTT